AAAGGGGGGAAGGGTGCTTTTGGCGTCCTTCCTTATCTTTGTCATGGAGGTGAGAGATGTTATCACTGGAGGAAGTAAAGACGTATCTGCGTGTGGACGGACCGGATGAGGATGAACTGATCAAAGACCTGATGCAAACAGCAGAGTCATTGATCCGGGATGTCACAAGGACTCCTGCAGAGTTGCCTTTTCCGGAAGGGCCTGTTTATCAAACGGCTTCTTTGTATGCAGTAGCTTACCTGTATGAGCACAGGGAAGAAGGAGACCACAGGGGGCTTCTTCTTTCTCTTCGGTCTCTTTTGTTTGGCGTGCGGGAGGTGAAGTTTTAATGCAGGTGTCAAAGCTAAATACCAGAATCGTGATCCAGAAAAACGAGACCACAATCGATGAGATTGGAAACCATAGGAGCGCGTGGAAGGATTATTTTTCCTGCTGGGCGATGGTAATTTCCGGCAGCCTTTCAGATACGGAAGATCTGGAAGCTGGCACCATAAAAGGACACGAAAAGCTGAACTTTTTGGTGCGAGATACAAAGATCCTTGCAGGGCTGGATTCCACACAGGTCCGCATCCTCCATGACGGAAAAATCTACAACGTTTATGCCATCGATCCCATGGGATGCAAGAAAAAGAGTCTTACGTTTCAGTGCGAGAAAGTAAGGAGGTGACCATGGCGGGCGTTCGGATAAAACCGGAGGATTTATCAAAGACCATCAAAAAGGCGCTGGATACCTATGAGGAGAGTGTTACCGAGAAAGTAAAAAGGTCCGTCAAACAGGCGGCAGATCTTGCAGTAAAGGAGCTCAAAGCATCTTCTCCTAAGAAAACAGGAAGGTATGGAAAAAGCTGGAAGCAAAAGAAAACGCATGAGGACTCCAAAGAGCTGGAAGTTACCGTCTATGCAGGCGTTTACCAGCTTACGCACCTTTTGGAGAATGGTCATGCAAAAAGAGGCGGGGGAAGAGTGGAGGGAATTCCGCATATCGAACCCGCCAGAGAGCACGCTGCAAAGATGTTAGAAGAAGAAATCAAAAAGGAGATCCGGCATGGATGAGATCGTAACCATTTTAAAGGAGCTTGGCCTTCCCTTTGCCTATGACCATTTCGCAGAGGGAGAGAGCAAGGATCCGCCTTTTGTCTGCTTCCGGATTCCGGCAAGCAATCACTTTTCTGCCGATGGAATCCCGTATTTTGAATCCTATGTGTTTGACATCGAGCTTTATACGGATAAGAAGGATCGGAGAATCGAAAAGAAACTGGAGAAGCTCTTCAAGAAAGCCGGGATCTTCTACAGCAAGACCGAGGTATGGATCAGCACGGAAAGACTCTATGAAGTGGTCTATACGTTCGAGTGGGGGAACAAAGATGAGTAAGAAGAATAAGATCAAGTACAACTTAAAAAACGTGCACTACGCCGTTGCTACGATTTCCGAGGATGGAACGGCAACGTATGATGTGCCGGCATCGTGGCCGGGAGCCGTGAACATGTCCCTGGAAGCACAGGGGGATCAGACGGTGTTCTGGGCGGATGGCATTCAGTACTTTGTGACGAATGCAAACAGCGGATACAGCGGAGACTTTGAATCGGCGATGGTCCCGGAGGATTTTCGAGAAAAGATCCTGGGAGAGATCAAAGATGCCAACGGAGTCCTTATCGAGGATGCGGATGCGCAGCCGGTTCATTTTGCTCTGCTGTTTGAGTTTGACGGAGACGAAGATCCGATCCGTCATGTCATGTACAACTGCACAGCGACAAGACCAAATGTCGAGTCCAAAACGAAGGAGGATTCGATTGAGGTACAGACAGAGACACTGACAATCAATGCGACAACGGTGAAAAATGCAAGCCTTGGAAAGAACATCGTAAAGGCAAAAAGCTCTCTGGATACGACGGATGCGGTCTATCAGAGCTGGTATACCGAAGTTTATCAGCCAAAGAAAAAGGTAGAAGAGAACACCGTTTCCGGTGTCGGTGAAGCTACTGGAAAGAAAGGATAACGAAGGGGGCACCTATGTATCAGGAACTTACACTTCATACGCAGGAAGGAGAAAAGAACTTCTCCTTTCTTGCAACAGGAACCACGGCGTACCGGTTTCGCCAGGTCTTTCACCAGGATCTCATGGTTTTGTTAAACCATATGGAGACGATTGAGGATGGAAAAGCAGATACGAGCGTTGGAGATAAGCTTGCCTTCATCATGAATGCGCAGGCAGAAAAGAAAGATCTTGGCACGCTTAGTTTTGATTCCTTCCTTGCCTGGGCAGATCAGTTTGAAGGAGCAGAGCTGTTTCTTCACATGCAGGATTTTGTAACGCTTTACCTTGGGAACCGGGTAACGTCCTCGGTCCCAAAAAAAGAAGCCGCCAAAGCGAGAGGGAAATAAACACGGCGTTGTATCTTCTTCGCGCCAAGCAGATCGGGCTCTCTTTATGGGAGCTTGATCAGATGGAAGAGGGACAGGTGATGGATCTTCTCATCGAATCCGGAAATGATCTCTGTGAAGATGAGTATGCAGAAGTTGCAACGCAGGAGGATTTCAGGCGTTTTTGATGCAATTTGAAAAATAAGTTCCTTAGGAAGACCACTTTCAAAGAAAAAGCCGCGAGAGTAGAATGAAATCAGATTTCTGGTGAGTAAATAGGAGGGGAAATGAAAAAGACTGCTCACAATGAAAATGGTTTTACACTTGCGGAACTTCTGATTGTCGTGGCGATTATCGGAGTGCTGGTTTCGATCAGTATCCCGATATTTTCCGGGCAACTTGAAAAATCAAAAGAGGCGGTAGACCTTGCCAACATGCGCAATGCATACGCCGTGATATCGGTAGACGCAATCCTGGAAGATGTGGCGACGAACAAACATTTCTACTATGACCTTTCTGGGAATTTGACGGAAGGAAAACCGGAAGCTTATGGAAAAGGAACCGCCCGGAACGGAAACACGGTCTGGGGAGGCTGTTCCGATTATACCTATAATCCAGAAGCAGATTACACGGGGAGTGTGATCGAGGTATGGTACGATGGAACGAGTGTTCATGTCCACTGGGATGAAGCATCGTCAGGGTCTGGAAGTGGATCTGGGACGGAAAGTGGTTCCGGGGCAGGAAGCGGAACAGGCACTTTGCCGGGAGGATCTGGGGCTGAAAGTGGTTCCGGGACAGGAAGCGGAACAGGCACTTTGCCAGGAGGATCAGGGTCCGAAAGCGGTTCTGGTACGGGGAGCGGAACGGGAACTGTACCGGGAGGTTCCGGAACAGGCAGTGGTTCAGAAACGGCGGGAGGAACAGGAACTGTGCAAGGAGGCTCTGGGACAGGCTCGCCTACTAAGCCAAGTGGCAGCTACGTTCTGGATGCATCTAAAGCGCAGAACTATCCGGAAAAACCAAAAGAGAATCAGAGCCTTTCTGTATTTATGGGAGAACGATATGCCCATAATGGAAAAGTGTATATCGTGATAGCAAACCAGCAGTTTAATCCCTATTTCTATCTGCAACCTGGTGATCAGAATACAGAATACTTGTTCATGGAACCCAATGGAACTTTGATACATGAAGGAGACCGGGATGATAAACATATGGGGCAACTGAATGCGGGAGATATCTACGTTACGAATGATGGAAGGAAGTATATCCGAAAAGTAACGGCAGAAAATGGTGAAGCACCAACGATTGATCATGATGTGGGACGATGGGTATTAATTAAAAACTGACAGTTATTGAAACTTCGAAAGCACCAGCAGAAAAATCTGCCGGTGCTTTCTTTTTGCCTTTTTTTTGGTGGGAGGTGAGCAGATGGCGGGCTCCAGAATCAAAGGAATAACGATCGAATTGGACGGAGATACCACAAAGCTCACCGCTGCGCTAAAGCAGGTCGACAGCCAGGTTAGATCCACACAGTCCAAGTTAAAAGATGTCAATCAGCTTTTGAAAGCAGATCCGGGAAATAAGGATCTGTTATCTCAGAAATATAAGTATCTGGGAACAGAAGTGGATGCGACAAAGGAAAAACTAAAAACGCTAAAGGAAGCAGAAAAGCAGGCACTTGATTCGGGAAACGTCAATACCGAGCAGTACGATGCTCTTCAGCGGGAGATTGAAGAAACGGAGCAGAAACTAAAGAGCCTTACCAAGGAGTATCAAAACTTTGGTTCTGTTTCGTCCCA